CTCCCGAAAGGGTCGACTGTGCAGCATATCCCACGCCCTACGCCCCAACAACATATGGTAGACAGCACACCACAGCCTGAGGTCGTGTCGGAAGAATCTTCACTTGAAGCGCTTGGCATAACGGTTGAAGACTGCAATGATCCAGCGGCAGCTGAGCGCTTAGCCGCCTTTGAACACCCACAACCTTTCCTACCTCCTAAACCACCCAGCCGATATAACCACAACCCTACCGACTTGCAGTTTGGGGACTTGCGCTGGGCAAGCGACCCACAAAACAGCATGGCTACTGCGCTTGAGCGTATGGCCACGCGAGTCACGGAAGTGCAGGAAAGTGATACAACGGCAAAAAACTAGTTTGGAACTCGGCTTATTGTTTACCCACCACTGCCAAGTTCCTCAAGCTACTATCCCTAAGTGAACAGGCTCGTATCAAGAACCAAGATATCAGCTCCTTACTAGGAGATATTATTAACGTGGTGACAGCTAACGTCGTTAAATTGAGCCCGGGTCCCGGTATTAAACAGAGCGGAGAATTATTCTGGCTCTTTGAACAAATTTCCGCTAACTTCGAGCTACATGAGAAGCCCGAGGATGCACTCGGCGCCCTCATTCGCTGGCTCATTTTGTGGCCCACCCCTCCTACCGTGTACGAGTTTATTCCCGACTTCAATTCGATTCTCGATGAGTATGATTGGGGATTAACTGTTAGCCCCGCCGGCTATGACATCCTTACATGCTCTCCGCACCGTCAAATACATGAGAATTTACTCTGGTATCCCAACTACGCTCACGCTGAGGAATCATGTGCTACACGTCTTATACGTTTAGTATCAGGGACAAAACCACAGAATGAACGCCATAACGATATTCATAAAATTGGGGTTTGGGGTGATGTTTTTACTCGGCTGCTAACGGCTTACTGGGGGACACATATCATCGTCGACACAGACCACGCGCTTTCATCTATGCCAAACGAGGACGTAATGTCTGAGCACATGCGTCTCGCACACGCCCAGGCGACGCAGCGACTCGGTGAGTCATGCGCCCGTGGCTACATCAGTCGCAATGACACTTCAGTTAAAATTGTTATTGTGCGGTATAGTAACCACGTAACTTTTTCGATTGACTACAACTGGGCCTGCACGCTACAGGCTTTGTACATGGACAATAATATTGGGTTGCCTTACGAACCTCACATTCCGAGGTCGAGGACACCTGGTGATGTCGTAGCCCTATTCCCTGCCACTGAAGGGCGTGCCGGAGGAAAAATCTTCATACATCCACAGAGCCTAAACGTCTTCGGTCCTCTACAAGGGCAGTGGTGCCCGCTAGCTTCCCTGCTCGAAACTGCAGCAGCACAAACAGACTGGGAGCAGGTTTTTCCAATTGCCCTCTTTCTCATAAAGTTCCTCGAGGGTGATTATGGCACCCTTCTCAC